GCTTGTACGTGGGCCTTTTCCCGGATATTTTTCCGGGTTTTATTTTCCGGCATTTTTCCTGGCCTGATTTTCGCGGCGGTATCGGGCTTCCTCTTTTTTCTCGATGTAATATTCATACGATTCCCGGTTCTCCGTGACGAGTTCTTTCACGTAGTTAAATTCCAGGAGCTCGTACATGGCGGCCTTGTGGATTCTGTGGCACTGGCTTTTTGACATCGGGATTCCCTCTGCGATCTCTCCCCATTCATGACCATCGAGGTGGCGGAGCTCGCAAATCTCGCGCTCCATAGATTCCTCCGGTAAAAAATTCAGGATTGTGGCCACGTTGACCATGGATTTATCGGCCTTGGCTTTCTGCTCGTAGATTCTGTCTTCGATGTCGGCCAGCTTCATAAGGATTCCGGCTGCGCCTTCGTTGTTGCCTCCACTTCTTGGCAGTGGATCGTATCCCTGCCCTCCGATCGGAGAGTCACGCTCGGCATTGATCTCAAGAAGCCGGACCTCTAGCTGCTTTTTTCGGCGCTTCGCTCGGACGTACTGGCCGAGCATCCATTCTAATACTGATCTATCGTTCTCCAATTCTTCGTTGATTTCCTGCATCGCATTTCTCTCCTTTTCTTTGATTTCCGAGCCTGTTACCGGGGAGATTCCCTGGCTTTTATGCGCTCGATGATTCTTAGCGTCTGCTTTGCCGACAGGTATCCTTGAATCGATCCGTCGGCCCATATCTCTAATAAGTTCATGATGCTTCCGTAGCTGCACTGGTGCTCTATGACGGATATTTCCTTCGTTGGTTCCGGCAGCGGGACTGTGATCTGATATCCGTCGTATAAGTCGTGCTGCTCATGCTTGATCTTTCTCTCCTGGAGCATCTGCCCCAGGAGAATGATTTCACTGTATTTTTCCGACTTATTCATCGTCGTCGCTCTCGATCTCGCTGCCTTTTGGATCACCTTCCTGGCGCTCCGGATCCTGCTGATTCTGTACCGCCTGCTGCATCATGGCTCCGAAAAGTGCCGCCAGTGGATTGATCTGCGGCTGAGCTGGCTGCTTCGGTTCGTTCTGCGCGTCGATCGTTCTTAAAACCATAGTGACACCCATCGCTGTCTGGATGGCCAGATCCGGATTGTGCGTCTTGTCCAGCGCTCTCAGGTAGCTTTCCAGGTATGCATCTGTGTAGTCGTGAATTTTATCGATTGCCATGACTATTCCTCCTTATCAATCATTACCTGCCCGCTCTTGTCCAGTCTTGGCGTTATGCCTCCCATTCCGCCATACCCGTCTTTGCGAACAAGAAGCAGATAATGCACGCCAGTCTCTGGATCCACGTATTCAAATATGTTTTTGTTGATGTCTGAGTCGTATGTGTCATATCTTTCATGGTCCGTTGGGCTCGCTAATGCTTCCGACGATTCGGTCGTTTCGTTCTGATCAGAACATCTTGTGATTGCTGTTGCCATTGTTATCATTAGTAATATTGTTATGATTTTTGCTGTTACTCTTTTCATGTTTGCTCCTTTCTCATTCATGAATTTTATCGATCTCCATCCTTTTTCTCCTTATCCTGCAAATATTGACCAGATTAGCATGATTGCTCCACCGACCACGATGATTGGAACCATGGCCATCATTGCTAAGACTGTGATTAGCCCGATTGCCGTTGCGATGGCCTCTCCGACTCTGGTTTCGTCGCAGATCTCGACGCTTGGACACATTCCGGTGCTCCAGTAACATCTTCCGTCGCATCCGTACTTCTTGGCTCTTTCCTGCTGCTTCTTCAGTTCTCTACTCTGTCTGCTCATCTTCTGCCTCCTTTAGCTTCTGACCGCACCACGGACAGTAAGGATAGATCTCTCTGTCTTTTCTGAACGGATTCGCTATGGCACTCTGCCC